ATGGGTTGATGAGTTTGATAAAAAAGATTTCAAACAATACAAAAAACAAAATTTAGAACCATTTGAATCAATCTTTTTGCGTCTAGGAGTTTTGGTATTGCAAAATGCAACCAATTATCTAGCAGCAAATCCGGACCAAACGGTTCAAGAAATAAAAACAGAATTAGCGCAACTTATCAAAGATTTGCAAGCCAAAGGCGATGCTGCTACAATACAAAAATTAGAACATGAACTAAAACGCATACAAAAATTAGGCGGGTTTGATGCAATTGTACCAACTGAAGGCGTTGTATTTACATTTCAAGGCAATACATATAAAATGACAGGAGCATTTGCACCAGTTAATCAATTATTAGGAGTATTGAAATATACTCGGTAACATATTTATTATAAAGATACAAAATGGAAAAACACAAAAGCAAATACAAAAAACCAGAAACCAGCAAACCAACATCACGTAAAGATCTTAAAGATTATACAATGGATGATAAAAGTAATGGATCGAATCCATTTACAACTGGGGATAAGCATCTAGGCGTTTTACGTAAAACAGACAAAGAAATGCAAGATGACGGTAAAATGTATCCAACATATAATGCAGATGACCGATTATACAAAGATTTAGAAGATGCAGACTATGATCCAAAAACTGCTGCAAAACGTCTTAAGAAACGACAAGACGATGAAGAAAAAAATACGTCAGCTGTACTTAAAGACAAAATAGAAAATTTAACTAGAGAAAGTAAAGAATTACTAGTTAGAGAATATATACGTAAAAAAATGTCAAAACTATTAGCAGAACAAGATGCTGCAGCTCCAGAAGAAGAACCGGTAGCACCAGAAGCACCAACTCCACCTGCACCTGAATCACCAGCGCCAACAGAAGCTCCTGCTGCACCAGAAGCACCAACTACAGAGCCTGCAGCACCAACTGAACCACCCGCAGCCGAAGCACCTGCAGAAGACAAAAAATTAGATCCTGAAGCAATTGATCTATTAGCAATAACTAGATTCTCAAAACATATGTCAGAACAAACAGGAAATATTGCTAGAATCAAAACATTAGCAAAAGTTTTAAACTCAACATTCAAAGAAGCTGAACCAGAAGATAAAAATAATTTTTATAAAATGCTAAAAACATTTTCTTTAAAGAAACTAGCAGAACTAGATACAGCTGATAAATCTAAACCCGAACAATAACAAATGTCTAAAAAGTTACATAATATTAAAGCTGTCCAACAAATGTTAGATGGCGAACACAAGTTTCAATCCAAAAAAATAATAGGATTCAAAGATAAACAAATTGTAGATCAACAAACAAAACATCGCGATGTTGGTGATATTTGGGAAGAAACAGCCACATCTGGTACTATACATGTTGTTGAACAAAAAGATGGATATCGAGTACGTAAAACAAAAAAAACTAATTTAATTAATAATTTACGTAACGAATTAAAACAATTTCCTAATTGTAGAAAAGAAACTTGCACATGCGCTGGGGTTCATCCATTAGATAAAAAAATGCAAACTATACATAAAATGTGTTTTGATTGTGTAATAGAAATGGAACATGAATTAAAAAAAGCAGGCACGTATGATGAATATGAACATAAAAAAATTCATGACAATGCCATGGCATGGTTAGCAACAGCTGAACAAGATGTTGCATTATTAAAAGATACATATACACAAGCATCTAAGTTTGTAACAAGTACCACCGGAGAAATTGAACATTGGTCAGCAAAAATGACACCAAACGAATTTAACGAAACCATACAAAAACAATTTGATATATTCAAAGAAAATTTTTTAAATAAACTAAACGGAAGACAAAATGAAAACAATTAAATTATATTGGCACTGGATCGTAGCCGCAATTATTGGACTTGTTGGGATACTAACAATAACACAAACTCAACGTACTAATCGAAAATTAAAAAAAACTGCAAAGAAAATTGGTGACAATAAACAGCAATTTGATGAATTGCAAGGTAAAACAATAATATTGGATGAACAATCTGATTTACTAGTTACTGCAATTGATGAACAAAAAACAAAAATTGAACAATTGGAATCGGAACCAATCAAAGTAGAGCCAACGACAGCAAAAAATGCTAAACAAAATATTTTAAATAAAGTTCGCAACAATAAAAAAAATAGCATATGAAACTTCTAGCACTCATATTATTGATACCAATCAGCATTTTTACACAAAAAACGCAAGCTCCTGATACCTGTTTCACTCAACAAGAATTGATTGAAATCTCTAATATGATAGATTCATTGATGCTTGCTGATGAAAAAAATACTAGCATTATTGCTGAATATAAAATACTAGTAACGCAACAAGATACTTTGATTAAACTAAATACAACACAAATATCTTATAAGGATACACAAATTAAATTGTTACAAGACAACATTGATTTGTATGTAGAACGAGAAAAATCATTGCAACCAAAATGGTACAATAAAAATACATTGTGGTTTGGAGCAGGATTTGTTTCAGCGTTTGGCGTTGGGATACTTGTCAATCAACTTATAAAATAAATAAGATGTCTACCAACATAAAGCAGATAATACAGCAACAATATTTAATGTGTGCTAAAGACCCTGTATTTTTTATGCGGCAATATTGTTACATTCAACATCCCAAACAAGGTAAAATTAAATTTAATTTGTTTCCATTCCAGGAGCAGTCGTTAACTGAATTACGAGACAATCGATACAGCGTTATACTCAAATCTAGACAGTTAGGAATATCAACACTATCAGCAGGATTTGCATTATGGAGCATGCTATTTGCAGATGATTTTAACGTACTAGTTATTGCAACAACTCAAGAAGTAGCAAAAAACTTGGTAACTAAAGTGCGAGTAATGCACGACAATTTGCCTAGTTGGCTAAAAGGTACAATTGAGGCTGACAATAAACTTTCACTTAAATTTAAAAACGGCTCGCAAATTAAAGCAGTATCATCTGCAACAACTGGAGCACGTTCAGAAGCATTATCATTGCTTATTATAGATGAAGCAGCATTTATTCGTAACATTGAAGAAATTTGGATAGCATCGCAAGCAACATTATCAACAGGAGGAGGAGCCATAGTTTTGTCTACGCCAAACGGAGTAGGTAATTGGTTTCATCAAACATGGGCAGATGCGGAAGCAGAAATAAATGGATTCCATACAATTAAATTGAATTGGGAATTGCACCCTGAACGTAACCAAGATTGGCGTGATCAACAAACACAACTATTAGGCGAACGTGGTGCTGCACAAGAATGTGATTGCGATTTTATTAGTTCAGGTCACACTGTAATTGATGGTTCAATACTATTAGAATATGATTTAAAATGTAGTGAACCAATTGAAAAGCGAGGATTTGATAATGCATATTGGATATGGGAATACCCGGACTATGCAAAAGATTATTTAGTTGTTGCTGACGTTGCTAGAGGCGACGGAGGTGACTGGTCAACATTTCATGTAATAGATATTCAAGACACTAGACAAGTTGCTGAGTATAAAGGCAAACTACCTCCAAAAGATTTTGGTAATATGCTTGTAACAGTTGCAACTGAATGGAATATGGCGTTGCTAGCAATTGAAAATGCAAACATTGGGTGGGCTGCAATACAGCCGGCACTAGACAGAAACTATGAAAATATATTTTATACATATAAAGATGATGGATATGTTGATACTGATGTGCAATTGAAAAAAGGGTATGATATGAAAGATAAGAGCCAAATGGTTCCTGGAGTATCAACTACAACTCGCACTAGGCCATTAATGATATCAGCACTAGAAATGTATATGCGTGAACGAACTCCAGTAATTAGAAGTAAACGATTAATTCAAGAATTATTTGTATTTATTTGGTTGAACGGAAAAGCTCAATCACAATCCGGATACAATGATGACCTAGTTATGGCATTCTGTATTGGACTTTGGTTACGAGATACATCACTCAAGTTACGACAACAAGGAATTGAATTAACAAAAAGATCATTATCACAATTTCAAAAAACAGACCCAGTTATATATACCGGAAAGCCTGCAGGACAGCCCGACGGTTGGTCATGGAACAATGGCTTCAATAATGAAGATTTGACGTGGCTTATCCGTTAAAATTTGCATTGTTCTAAAACAAGTTATATTTATAATTAAAATATATTAATTATGCCATCTTTAAGAAAACGCTTACAAAATCTATTTAGTACAAACGTAATAGTACGGTCATATGGAAAAGATCGATTACGAGTAGTAGATACAAACCGATTGCAAGGTGTTGGTAATATAAATCAAACAAAAGTTACTGATCGATATGCTAGAATGTACAATTCAAACAAATACTCCGGAGGAGCAAATGGAGGATATGATACAAACTACAATTTAAATCAAAATCGTATTCAATTATATACTGATTACGAAATGATGGACAAAGACCCAATTATTAGTTCAGCATTAGATATATATTCAGACGAATCAACATTAGCTGATCAATTTGGAGATATTTTAACAATTAAAACTAGCAAAACTCAAATACAAAAAATACTTTATAATTTATTTTATGATGTATTAAACATTGATTTTAATTTGTGGACTTGGATTCGCAACATGACCAAATATGGTGACTTTTTCTTGAAATTAGATATTGCTGAAAATGTTGGGATATTAAATGCTAGACCATTTTCTAGCTATGAAATTGAAAGATTTGAAGAATATAGTGAAGATACTGGCGAATATAAAATTACATTTAAACACCCATCAGCACAAAATCTGCCATACGATGTATTTGAGATAGCACATTTTCGAATGTTATCAGACTCCAACTTTTTACCATATGGTAGATCCATGTTAGAAGGAGCTCGCAAGGAATTTCAAAAATTAATGATGTTAGAAGATGCCATGTTAATACATCGTATTATGCGTGCACCAGAAAAACGTGTTTTTAAAATTGATATTGGTAATATTCCACCAAATGAAGTAGATACATTCATGGAACAAATTATTACTAAAATGAAAAAAATTCCACATATTGATTCACAAACGGGAAATTATAATCTTAAATTCAATCTAAATAACATGTTAGAAGATTATTATTTACCAGTACGAGGAGGCCAATCATCTACAGCAATTGATACATTACCGGGTATGACTTTTACCGGAATAGAAGATATTGATTATGTTAAACATAAAATGATGGCTGCACTTAAAATACCTAAACCGTTTTTAGGATACAGCGAAGGCGTTGAAGGCAAAACTACATTAGCATCTATGGACATACGATTTGCTAGGACAATAGAACGCATTCAAAAAATTGTAGTTTCTGAATTAACAAAGATTGCAATTGTACATTTATATGCGCAAGGGTTTGAAGGCGAAGATTTAGTTGGATTTGAACTACAATTAACATCACCATCA